CGCACACCCTTCGATATGCGCTGGGTCCGGTACTGGCGCATGGTGCTACGGGCACCGTGGCTGGCGTGGCATTCAAAGTCGCCGGCACGCCGGAGCAGGTCAGCGCCACTGACATGCGCGCTAATCTGGTAAAGGCCTGACCGCGTGATCTTCGACACCGAGACCGCCATCCTCGCCCGCCTGGCCGCAAAGTGCGCGCCAGGCAGCGTCTTGCTGGGGACGTTTGACCCGGTCGACGTGTCCGACGATGCCGCCTCGCCGGTGGTCGGAAAACTCACGCTGATGCAGATTTCCGCCGCGGGCGCCGTGCATGGCAGCGCGGCCGCCAGCGACCTCTACTACAGCTTTTCCGTGTATTGCGACGTCTACCGTGCGACCGCCGGGCAGAAAACCGCCGCGGCCGCGCTGCTTGAAGCCGCCGGAAACGCGCTCGTCGGCTGGGAATACGCCGGCCTGCGCACCCCGACGATGCAGACCGGCCAGCCCACAGAATTCGACGGCCGCCTGTTGCGGCTGTCAATTGGCTTTTCCATCCCGGCGTACTTCGTCGGCACCTGACACTAGGAGATCCCCACCATGGGTTCAGCATTCATTGGCAAAGCAAAGGTCCGGTTGGCCCTGTACAGCGCCGGCAGCACGTTCGAAAACCGCCCGTTCCGCTACCTTGAGAACGTCAGCGGATTCAGTTTTTCGTTTTCCGAAGAGGAAAAGAAGCTGCCCGATTACGCCTCTGCGGCTGGCGGTATCGACGCATCCGTGAAGCGCATCTCGGACGTGACCGGGAGTATCGACCTGCGGCACTTCTCGGCCGATAACCTCGCGCTCGCGCTGTGGGGCACCACGGCCGTCCTGTCGGCGACGCCGATCGTCGGCGAGGCCGGCTACAAGATCGTGCCGCTGATGTTCATCCCGACCAAGCGCATGATCAACACCAGCGTCGCGCCGGTTGTGAAAAAAGGCGCCACCACCGTATTGGCCGATGACTACACGGTGTCCGCCGGCGGCATCACCATTGCCGCGACCATCACCACCGGCGGCGTATCGTCCGGCGATGCGATCACAATCGACTACACCCCACAAGCCAGCAATGATGTTCAGGCGCTGATATCAAGCGCCCCTGACGTTTCAATCCACGTCGAGGGCGTCAACGAGGTCGACGGAAAGAATATGTTGCTCAAAGTCTGGAAGGCCAAGCTTGGCGTCGCGCAGAATGTATCGCTGATCGGCGATGACTTCGGAACGCTGGCTATCTCTGTTGCCTTCCAAAAAGACGAAACCATCGTCGGCGCCGGCAAGTCGCAGTACTTCGAAATGCAGCAGGCCACATGAAAACCGTGACCCTGCGCACCGGCAAAGGCGAGCACCTGACCTTCCACCAGGTCTGGGTGCGCGAGCTTACCGTCGCCGAGGTCCGCGAGTGGCTCAACGACAGCCAGGGCACCGGCTATCGCGACCCGATTCACGCGCTCGCCCTGCCGGAAATCGGGCTCGACGAGCTCGCGCGCATGACCGACCGCACCGCCAGTGAACTGGAGGAATTCGCCCCCAGCGAACTGCAGCTGCTCGCCGACGCCGCGCGCGAACTCAACCCGTTTTTTTTTCGCCTGCAAAGCGCGCTCCAGATGGTGACGCGCGCGCATCTCGGCGAGACGGAGCCGCCGCCCTCGACCAGAACCTCTGCCGGCTCATCAGTGACCACGGACACGCCAACGTCCTGACGTACCCCTGGCGGCTTTACCTCGCCGCCATAGACGTCGCCAACGCGAGGAGCACACAGCATGGCTGACGCACAAACCCGAGTCGTCATCACCGGCGACCCGACCGGCGCCGTCAAGGCCATCAAGACCGTCGGCGCCGAACTTGGCGCCCTGCAAGCCATCTCTGCCAAGGCTTTCGCCCTGGGGGGTGGCTTTGTCGGCTCAGCCGTCGTTGCCGGCCTGGTGGCCATCACCAAGCAGGCCATTGACGCCGCCGACGCGCTCAACGAAATGGCCGAACGCACCGGCCTATCGGTAGAGTCCCTGGGCCGCCTGCAATACGCCGCCAAGCTCTCCGGCGTGGAATCGGACCAGCTTTCCAAAGCCCTGCAATCGCTCTCGGTCGAAATCATCGCCGCCGGCAGTGGCTCCGCCGGCTCGATCGAGAAATTCAAATCCCTGGGCATCGCCGTCCGCGACACCGCAACCAAGGAAATCCGCCCGACCAAAGACGTGCTGCTCGACGTCGCCGACGCCTTTGCCCTGCTGCCCGAGGGCGCCGCGCGCTCCGCCAAGGCCGCCGAACTGTTTGGCAGCAAGCTCGGCACGGTCATGATTCCGTTTTTGACGCAGGGCCGCGCCGGCATCGAGGCGCTGGGCGATGAGATCGAGCGCCTTGGCGGCTTGATGACCGACGAGACCGCCAAAGCCGCCGCCGAGTTCAACGACAACCTAGATCGCCTCAAAACGCTGTCGAGCAGTGCCGGCATTGCCCTGGCTAACGAGCTGGTCCCCGCACTCAACGCATTCATCAACCGCATTCTCGACCTGCGCCAGTCCAAGCTGTCGTTTGCTGATCTGCTGCTGGGCCAGTCCTACGCCGACAAATTCAAGACCGCCGCCGAAAACGTCGACATCATCACCGCCAAAATCGCCGAACTGCGCCGCGAGCAAGCGCAGGCCTCGGCGCAAGACAAAGCCGACTACAACGACCGCATCGCCCGGCAGGAAAGGCTGCTCGACTACTACAGCCGCCAGGCGCAGCGCGAGAGCGGCGAAGACCCGCAAGCCGAAGCCGCCGCCGCAGCCAAGCGCATCGCCCTACAAACTCAGCTGCAGACCAAGCTCGCCGAACTCGAACGCCTGCGCCGCGTGGCTGCCGGCCAGGCCTCGGCAGACATCCTCCTCGACGAAGCCAAGAACACTGACGCGCGCATCAAGATTGCCGAAAAGCTGCGTGATGCCTGGGTCTCCGCGCTGCAGAAAGTCCGGCAGGAGTCCGCCAAGGCCACCGAAGACGCAAAAGCCCTCGCCGAATCCGCCGACAAGACGCGCCAAGCCGGCGCCGACAAAGCGCAGGACATCCGCCGCGGGCAAATGTCGGAAAGCGACCAGGCCTACCTTAACCAGCGCGACGCCACCGATTTCGCCGACCGCGCCACCACTGGCGCCCTCGAAGCCAAGCTCGCCGCCCAGCACGGCCGCACCGACGCCGCCGCCAAGCTCGCCGAACAGGCCCTGAAAGACGCCGAGCGCGCCAGCAAATACGCCGACAAGATCGCCGCCCCGGAAGACCGCGCGCAAGCCACTGAGCGCATTGCCGAAGCGCAGGCCACCGCCATCGAGGCGCAGGCCAAGGTCAAGGAAAAAGAAGCGCAAAGCCTCGACGCCACCGCCGCCAAGCTCAAGTCGCAAGTCGACGAACTCGACACGCAGATTACCGACCTCAAGACCAAAGCCGCCGAAATCGCCGTGCAGGTCAAAATTGATGATGCAATCGCCACCATTTCCAGCCTGAAAGCAGAGTTGGCGAGCATCCCGGATGTCACGGAGAAAAAGGTCAACGTTGTCGTAACGAAAACCACCGCCGAGGCCAACTCGTTTTCGTCCGAATCCTCGATGACCGAATTTGCCAGCGGTGGCTACACCGGACCCGGCGGCAAATTCCAGCCGGCAGGCATCGTGCATGCCGGCGAGTTCGTCACCCGCGCCGAGATCCTGCGCCAGCGTGGCGCCCTCGACTTCCTGGAGCGATTCAACCGCGTCGGCATGTCGGCGCTCCCCGGCTTTGCCGATGGCGGGCTGGTCGGCCGCCTCGCCATTCCCACCCTGCGCTCCCCGCAGCCGGTGAACGAGCGCATGGCCGCGACCTTCAATTTCCCCGGCCTGGGCAGCTACCGCGCCACCGTCAGCGCCGATACCTTCCGGCAATTGCAGAACGACTTTCAGCGCGCGGCGCTGCAGAAGGGAGGCCGTCGTTGAAAATCCTCAAGATCGGCAGCGTCGAGATCCCCGCGCGCAGCTCGCTGGATATCGACCAGACCTACGAGCCGCTGGGCGGCGAAACCATCCTGCGCACGCTCTCAGGCGCCGGAATCAAGCAGGCGACCTGGCAGAAAACCCGCACGGTGATCAGCGGTGGCGGCTGGATTCCGCCAGGTTTGACGCATCTCGACTACACCACGCAGCAGAGTGTCGCCTGCATCGTGCCGCGCGCGCTGATCTGCAACGGCAGCCGCATGGCCACCCTGCCGGCCGCACGCCGTGCCGATACCGGCTACGAGCCATGGGCCTGGGCGCTGATGCCCGACGGCAGTGTGATCGCCAGCGAGGTGACCATTGTCTCGCATGTCGCCACCGTCGCCGCCGTGACCGATGCCATCGGCTACCAGGTGCTGTACTACCCGCTGCTCACGTGCTGGTGCTCGCGGCCGAACGAAAGCGGCTCGCGCGGCGAGGCGTCGTACCGCTGGGAACTCGCGTGTGAGGAGGTTTGACGATGCGTGACCCGGACGAATTTTCTATCGCGATCGCGCTGCTGATTGTCGGCATCTGGCTGATGGTCGCGCGGTCGGCTTGTAACGCTGTGGGGCTGCTGTGAGCGGCGAGACCTACGCCGGCACCAGCGGCAGCGGCGCGCGCGCCGGCATCTGGTCGGCGATTGTGCTGCTCGACGGCGCCGACGTGTCCGCCCGCGTCGTCGGCGACATCCGCATCGATGCCGAAGAGGACAGCGCGCGCATCGCCGAACTCACCCTGCGCCCGGTCCCCGGTACCACCTTCGCCATTGCCGACTGGGTCGGCAAATCCCTGACCGTCGATATCGCCGACCTGTCGAGCGGCAGCGCCACCGATATCCAGCGCCTGTTCAGCGGTCTGATCGACACCCCCACGCTTAACCTCGATCTGCGGACCATCAGCATCCGCGCCACAGACAACCTCCAGAACGTCCTGGAAGCGCTCGACGCCGCCGCTATCGATGCCCTGATCCCCGACGGCTACCACTCGCCGGTGATCTTTGACCCCGCAGCACGGGGCTGGTCGCGCGCGCAGGACCGGCTCTCGACCGTCCCGCAGTCGCTCGACCTCACCCCGGCTGGCGTGATGCGCGTCACCGATTGGGCGCCCGCCGTCTCGCCGGCGATGTTTTTCACCGCAGCGCATCTGCTCGATGGATCGCTGGCGGTGTCGCTCAGCAGCCGGCACTCGATGGTCAATCGCGTCGACGTCGATTTCGGCTACCGATTCCCGAGAGTCAAAGCCGAGGGCTGGCCACTGTCGTACAGCTACGTCGACGAGACCAACATCGACACCTTTGTCGATGGCAGCAATCAGTTCCTGACGCGCGCGGCCGTCGAAGACGCCATCGAGGCTGCTGGCGGCACGGTCGAGTCAATCACTTACACCGCGCTCCCCTCGACCACCATCGGCTCCTGGGTGCCTGGCCCACAGGACTACCTGCTGTGCATGGGATTCGATGCCGTCGTCAGCTTTGACTACGCGCAGATGATCGAGGAGCAGCACAGCATTACCGTCTCGGCGCCCAATTCGATTGCCGCTGTGGGGACGCTTTCCGACCGGATGAGCGGCGCGCTGGAGGGCCAGTATCCGCCGATCCCCACCGCCGAAGCGGCGATGCTGCTTTATCGCAACGCCATATCCGGGATTCCGCCGCAGGACACCGCCACGCCTTCCTCCGGATACACCACCGCCGCAAATGTCACGCTCACCGCCGACACCGACCGCGCCGCGGCGAATGCCGCGATGGAAACGCTGATCGCCGCAGCAAAGGTGCGCATCTGGTCGTCGCACCGGAGAAACACGGTATCCGCCCGCGTGGCGCTGAATCCGGGCATCGACCTGGACAAGACCATCGACCTGGCGGACACCGGCCTGCACGCGCGCGGCAAATGCTCGCGACTCTCGCACGTGCTGTCTCCGGACACCGGCGAGGCAACCACCGAGTTTTCCGTTGCCATCTGCTCAGTGGCCGGTACCGGCGTATCGCATGCCGAAACCCCGACCACCGCGCCGACCGGCTCATCGCCGGCCAGCACGACGCTTGCCGGATCGGCCACCGCCGACTACAACTATGGGCCGTCCGAAGACAAAATCCTCACCGTGACCTTCCCCGGCGTCGAAGCCGTCGAGCGCAACAAGGCCAACATCGCGATTGCCAGCAGCTACAGCGCGCCGCTCACCGAGGACATTTTTACCATCACCCTATGAGCCAGCCGACCGCACCGACGCAAGACGACCTGGTGACCTCGCTCGACACGCTGGCCACCGCTGCCGGGACCACCACCCGGCAAAACCGCATCCTGCCGCAACCGGCACCGGCGCCAGCCATCCCGGCCAGGGTCGGCGCCGCCACATCCGGCGGTCGAGCCGTTTAGGCCATGTCTGTCGACGATCTCATCCGCGCCCGCCAGGCGCTGGCCGCTGGAGTCGGCAAGACCACTCGCGAAAACCGCGTTCTGCCCTTTGCAGCGCTGAACGTGCAGATCCCGGAGCGCGTCGGCCGCAGCCTGCGCCCGGAAGACGTTGCTCCGCTGTGCATCCCCGGCGACCTCTACCAGCCCCCCAGCGGAACCTTCTCCGCGCCAGCGTGGTACACCGATGCCGTCAAACTGGTTTCGACCGATGGCCTGTGGAAACTCGACAAGAGCAAGTGGAAGCGCTGGACGGGCCGCTCGAATTCCACCGGCGACGTCTACGCGTCCGGCTCCGGGCCGCTGATCCACTTCAATTTCTCTTCGCCTGCCACCGCGGCTGTAGCCGAAGCCGCCGCCGACAGCGCCGACCAGCAATTCATTGAGGGGCCGTTCGCCGAGCGTACCTGGCACGACCGCCGCGCCGCGCTCTACCTCTATTCCGGCCTTGTCGGCATCGTGCAGCGCCTGAAAACCATCGGCTTCCGGGCGATCGGTTCGCTGTTTCCGTCGGGCGGCTCGCTGCTCACCTGGGCGTTTTCCGATGACTCGGCAGCGGTCACCGGCACCACCGCCAAGCCGGCGTGCATCAATCAAAATGGCGACGAGCAGGGCATCAGTACCCGCGTGCTGGTGAATGTCGGCTCGACGGCCAATCACATCAGCAAGTTGTACCTGTCGATTGGCGACAAGCAGCTGTACATCAAGACCTACACGCCCTATGGCTGGCTGCCGGCGATCAAGGAGCCCAAGGCCAACGGCTACACTGGCGTTTCGCCGATCTACTACGCCAACGACCTCGCCAAAATCAATCTGATTGGCCAGGCGTACCACGGCCTGGGCATCACGGCCGGCTACGAAATCACCGCCGACGGCCTACTGAACGCGGGCTACCCGCTGCTGGCGCCGTACGGGTATCAAGGGCCGGGAAACTGCAACACGCGCTACACCAAGATCCCCGGTCTTGCGGTCCCGCCAGATCCCTACGCCACGGAAACCGCCGGACAGTTTCCTGCCGATTTCATCGCGGCAGGCAACAAGTACTACAACGATATCGTCTGGTTCGGCGGCAGGCACTACGCCTGCTCGACCACCGTCAGCAGGCTGTCGCTCACCGATCTGCAGTGGGTGCATATCGATGATGCTGGCGTCGCGCGCGTGCTCTCGCTGGCGTTTTCGTCGCGGACTGCGAGCACGACGACCTGGAATGTCTACAACCATGGGCCGGTCGTTTTCGGGCAGGGCATCGGTTCCGCAGTGCTGCTGACGACGATCACGATTACCACCACCAGCGCCGAGGCGATCGCTGAATACACCAGTCTGAATACCACCACAAAAGTGGCTTTTCAGACGGGCAGTGCAGACGTGCAAGGGTATTCGACATCCTACTTGAGTTCCAGCCGCCGGAAGCATTGGAATGGCTACGTCCTGGCGACCACGATGCCTGTACAGCATTCTCCGACCGGTCGCCAGATTGCCGTCTGCCGCGGTTTGTGGTGGAACGGATACTCAAAAGGCGTATCTGGCTATGATCGCTATCCCGATACCATCCACACCGTCGCGACGTTCGACATTGCCAGCGATCTGACTTTCAGCGCGCCGACCGAGGTATTTCAATGGCAGGCGAAATACCCTTCTGACCGTGTGACGACGTTTTCCTACGTGCCGTATCCACCATTCCCGGATGCTCAAGACTACGAGCTGGCGACCACGACCATGACTGCCTATTCGCAGATCGAGTGCCGGCAGTTTGACTACCGAGCCGACGGCACAATTAATGTGGTGACTTTTCAAACGCGGTGGTCGGCAAAATCCGGGACAAAAATTGTCGCAGTTAAAACCAAGCCGCACGCCGACCGTGCGCCAATGGCGTGGCCAGGAGAAGTAAGCGAAGATCTGAACATTCAATGGCAAACCGGCGTGTCGGGTTTCGGGGCTGTTGGCGATCAAGAAATTTATGGAATCGTGTCAAGCGAATATTCTGCCCCTGGGCACGCATGGCGTTTATCAAACAATTGCCTTTTTGTCGATACGTACATCGGCACATTATCTGGGTCATTCACCTACGAACAGCACCTTGTTTCGCCGATGCAATCCAAAACAATCCCTGAGGTTTTCGGGAGCTACCTCGAAGGCGCCACTGCCAACGACAAACGATACGCCTCCTACAACCCGCGCACGCAGCAATTCGGCGGGGTCCATACGGCCTACGTATCGACCGATCCCTTCGGGCGCTACTGCTCCTGGATTTGAATGCTGCCGCCTGAGCCCGCCACCAGCGTCGCCGCGGTCGCCGTGTCCGCCACCGGGCTGACCATCCTCGGCATTTCCACCGGCCTGCAGCCCGACATCCTGCTCGCCGGATTCGCTGGGGGCCTGTGGGCGCTGACCTACCAGCCGCCAGCGCCGCTGTTTCGCCGGGCGGCCGCCACTGCCGGATCTGCCGTCGTCGCCGGATACCTCTCGCCGATCGCCGTCGCCATCCTGCGCGGCGCCCTGCCGGGAGACCTCTCGCGCGAGATCGCCCAGACCGCTTTCGGCCTGCTGATCGGCCTGATCAGTCAGCGCGTGATTGGTCCGGCCGTACTGCGCATCGCCGACCGCAAGGCCAGGGAATACGACGATGGAAATTGAGCCCGCGACCCTGCTGCAGGCGATCGTCGCGCTCGAATCCGTCATCGTCGCCCTGCTCGCCGAGCCCGCCATCAATCGGATGAGCCCCTGCACCAACCTGGTCCCGCGGCTTGCTTTTCATTTGCTCACCGTCGGTGCCGTCGCCAGGCTGTACGCCATCCTCGCCGGCGACGTGCCGAGCGTTCCGACGGCGATCACTACGGGTGGTGTGGCGCTGCTGCTGGTGTGCGATCGCTGGCGGACGGGCAGGGCGCAGGATCGGCAAGCGTGAAAAAGCCGCCCGTAGGCGGCTGGTTGAACTGCTCAGTTTGTTTGGCCAGCCCTTGAGCTTGCTGGCATTTCCCCGTCATCGAATGTCCGGGCCAGACGCCAACGCGGTCCCCGCTGGCAGGTATCGGCTTCTTCGATCTGCGCAGCAGCTGCGCTCCTTGACGGGGGTTGCTCGCCCGGCAGCATCTTGATACGTTTTCCGATCGGTTCCCGTAGCCATCCCCACTCGTCGTGTGCAAGGTTTGCCACGCGGCGCAGCACTGACAGGCGCCGATTGATGGTACCCGGCTTAAGACCGGCTTTCAGGCCAGCCGCCCGGACGGCCTGCGCCACGTCGGAGATTTGTTCGAGGGCCACGCCAAGCGACGCCGAGAATTGTTTGCCGCCGACGGTAAAACGGACGTGCCATCGATCCCCGCGCTTGTAGGCAGACATACCGCTTCCTTCCTGATTTTCTGCGCAGAAAGGTACGCCTGGAGATCCGCTTCGTCAATCCGAGGTCTGGATCGGATCATGGTCACGGTCAGCTTGCCATCGCCGATTTCGCGCTCGATGGTGCGGGGGGATACTCGCAGTTTTGCTGCGGCTTCGTCGATGGTTAAAAGCATGGCATCAGTTCATGCATCGCTCGCGATGGGTCCGATCATGGCTGCACCTTGTCCAGCAGATACGGCCGCAGTACCCTGAGCACGGCCTTCGGCGGCGCATTCGTGCCGGTGTCAACTCCGGCGGCCTCGTCGTACCAGTATTCGAAAGCGGTGCCATGCACAAGGTCTAGTGCGTACATCTGCCGTGCCTGCGCATCGACGGTTGTTGTCGCAGTGCAGATCCACTCGACCAGCGATCTCCAGGCGGCAGACTGCGCCGCAAAGCTGCTGTCCGACTCGATGCTCGACAGGAGTTCGTGCGCGATTCGTTCGCGCAACTGCTGCGTGTGCGCATACTCGCGGGCGATTTTCGTCAACCTGTTCACGAGTTCACGTCTTTCGTGGTCTTTCACTGCAGGTTCTCCAAAATCAGCGCATCCAGTTATTTGGATTGGTCGGCGCGCTTGTTCCATGCGGTTCTTGCTGCCTCCGAGCTATAAAAGACGGATGGCCCGCTAGATGCGCACCCTCCGAACTCCAGTCCGCATCTCACGAATAGAGCGCTTCCGATTTGAACGATAGTCGGCGCCGTCGCGCTCCCGCAGAACGGGCAAGGCTTGCCAGGTGATCTTCGCTGACGTGCAGTAGTTCAGCGGCCTCGCTAAGAAGCAGCAGAGGTTCGTTGGTCATGACGCCGACCTCGCGCGTATGGCCGGCTAGACGGTCAATGTCGGCGAGCGTGGTCATTCGCATAACCCATAAATTGATGAGCACACCGGACCGTCCATTTCGCGCAAGAAATCTCGCTGCTTTCCGCCCCTGGCGGTGGCGGACCATTTGACGATTTCTCGTATGTTGGCGTTATCGTAGTGCTGCTGCATAGTGGCATCGTCAGGCAGTCCTTCGCTCGGAAAAAATGTAGAGCACAAGCGTTTAGATGCAAGCGACACCGCGCGCTCCCACTGCTCGATTCTGTCTATCTCTTCTGGGAACCGCTTGGAAATCTCGTGTATCTCGTCCTTTCTGGCGTTGATGCACGGCATACATCCGACTCTGCCCATGCCCTGCTCATACAGCGGATTGTGTTTGATGCCGTGCTTCTTGTGCATCGCAAAACAATCATCAGCAGTCCAATCGAGAATAGGCCGATAGTTCCACATCTCGTTGCCGTTTTTCGCTGTTGTTTTCAGTTCTCGCTCAGTCAAAAATCGGCGATTCAGCGACTCGTTGCGCCTAACGCCTTGCCATGAAATCACGTTTCCTGTTTCAAGCAACGGCTTTTGAACTTGCTCGATGATCGGGTTTCGCTTTAGCTCCTCTGAACAAAACGCTACTTTTGTTGAGGGGAATCTCCCTTTCCAGATGCACAAATCGAGAAACGGTATGCCGGTCGGCACAAGCGCGGCGGCGGCGCGGTCAATAGCTTCCTGCGGGGCGCCCCACTTGTCCGCCCATTTCGTCAGGACGAATTCGCGCTTTCCGGCGATCTGTCGGGAGAAATCCGCTTTGACCCACCGGATCGGAACGCCCGTAGCGCTCTCGATGTAGCGAACGTAATCGTAGGTCTGCTCGTGCTCGTTTCCGGTGTCGGCGAAAACGACGGACAGATCCGGCGTATCGCGCTCGATGGCCAGCAGCAGCATTGCCGTGCTGTCCTTGCCGCCGGAAAAGCTGATTACGTTGTGGTCAATGTTGTCGAGGGTGGTTTTCATGCGCGCCTGTTCCATTCGTCGATTGCCCTGGCGTCGTTGTTCCTGCGGGCCCTATTGACGCGCACGGCCGGGCCGGCAGAGCCGCATTCGATGCACTCGATGCGCAATCTGCGTCCAAAGTCAATTCGCGTCAGGCTTGATTCAATCTCTGGAACGCTGCCGCAAAACGGGCATGGCTTGAGCGTTTGGTCGGTCATGTCGCTGACCTCGCGCGGATTTGAGCTGCTGCCCATTGCAGCATATTGCCGGTTTTTGTCCCAGGCAGTAACGATTCCAATTCGTCGCACACCACGGCGCACGCCTCGCGCTCTGCAATCCTCGCCTGCTCAATAAGCGCATCAAAGCTGTTGAACGTGTCAAGCCAAGCCACCACCTGCTCCTCAGCATCGTAGCACGCCTTCTCGATCCCGTGCTCCGCGACGTACTGACCGCCGTCTCGGTAGATTTTAGCGAGTAGGTTGTGGATGTGGTAGCGCTCGCGCTTGAATTGCTCAATCTTGTCGTGCTGCTGGCGCAATGCTTTAACAGCAGCCCTCCCACAAATTGGCATCAAAGCCTCAAGCCTTGCGGCAATCTCCAGTGGCGTGCGTTCGCTCATCCCCGTACCTCCAGCCAGTTGAACAGTCGCCGCATCATGTAGCTGCGGGCGATGCTTACCAGCGTGAAAACCACTCCGATCTGTCCGGCCTCTTCCAGGTTCGGGCTGAACCCAAAGACCGGGAGGACCAGCATGTTCGCCGAAACCGAGACCAGCAGGCCGACTGCCGTGCCGACCACTGTCTCGACTGCCGATTGCCCGCGTGTCTGGGCCATCAGACCCTCCCGCTCGGAGCCGGGGCCGACAGTTGCTGGAGCTGCCGAAGCACCTCCAGGGCTTCACTCAGCGCCATCGGGCCTGCCTGTTGGCAGAGGCGGTCGCCGGCCAAGTCCCTGTGGGAGATTGTGAATTTCGGCCCGTTGCTGGCGTGGAAGATGGCCAGCGTGCCGTTGTTCAGAAGCTCAACGATCTGCCCCTGCGTTCCGTCGCACAGCATCGTCGGACCTAGCTGGAGCTTGGGGGCTGGAGTCGCCTGTTCCCGCTGATCCCGCACCAGATACCGATTTCTTACAGTTGCCATAGCATGTTCTTCCCTGAAATAGATTGCCGAAAACCCAAACGCTCCTCCGCGCCTGCAACGCCCAGCGGAGCGCCCTTACCGATATGGAGACTCGATCCACTCGCCAGCCTCACAGCTTCTTGCGCCAGCTGGTTAGCAGCTTGCTAGCCTTGCGGAGCTGACGGGTACGACGTTCCCAGCCTGAGCCAGGCAACGCCGACATGTGGCTGGCGATATCCGCCAGCTCGTTCTCCAGATCCGCGAGCTTGCGCTCGATGATTCTGGCGCGAATGGTTAGCGGAATGTTCGAGGGGCTCACAGCAGCTCCCCGAAGTCGATGATCATCAAGGCGCCGAGCAGCACCCAGCCCCAGGTAGCCAGCAAGATCGCGGCCAGTCGCCACAGGCTGCCGATCCCTTGCCGACTGCCCTCGACTTCCCAGCCGTCCAGGCCGGAGGTTTCGTCCTCCCAGCCCTCGCGTGTCTGCTTCATTCCCCCTCCTGCAATGTGAGCGAAAGTGCTCCGAAAGCCCAGCACGCCGGGCTTGAAGAGTCCTTCGGGATGTTAGTAGGGACGGCGAACCTGGATGCTGCCGTCTGGCCGACTCACCAGCTGGCCGACGCGTGTCAGTCCGTTCTCTACCCGGTGGGTGCTGAGCAGGATCTGCCTCATCCGGCGGACCCGCTCGCCCTCGCTGCAGCGGGGATACTGCCGGGAGACCCTGGGCTTGGGCAGCAGGGGAACCAGCCCGCTGTCCGCCTGGGTCGTCACGGTCCTGGCTCCGCGCCCAGCAGCTGTCAGAACCATCATGGTGAAGAGTTGCCGCAAGTTTCCGTTAAACATCATCTTTCCTCTCTGAGTAGCCACTCCAACATCGAGTGGGCTTTGCTTGTCAGCAGATCTGGCACCGTGCCAGCTTCCTGCCCTGGGACGCAAGGCTTCGTGCGGCCGCTGCCGCTTGCCTCGCTGTTGGGTGAAGCCTCCGAATCCGGAGACGGTTCCGCTGGAGGTCGGTCCTCCCCCGGCTCCGGAGACTTCGTAACTTGTGCCTCGACCGCGACCTCCACCATCAGACCTAACCCGGCCAGACGCTCCAGGCTGGCCTGAGCCTCCCGGTCCAGCTCGCTGGCATCTGGCAGATCCCTCACATGGCGGAAGGTGTCCCGCCTGGCGATCTTCGCCACGGTCTCGGTGGCCAGACCATACTCGGCTGCCAGCCAAGCGCGGGAACTGCCGGAGGCGAGACGCTGGCGGATAGCCCGCACGTCGTTGTCGGACAGCTTGCGATTCACGCCAGCAGATCCTTGAACCGGCGATCGACCGAGTACATGATGATCCAAAGCTCCCTGACCTCAGTCAGGGCTGCCTCAACCCCGTTCTCTTCCAGCTCCGCCTGGACCACTCCGACCTGCAACACCAGGTCGTCCAGCCTCTCCCGCAGGGCCGCCAGCCGCTTGCCATATTCCCCGGCAGCCGACTCTGCCGCTGCCGATTGAGCCTCCAACCGAGCCACGTTCCGCTCGATTTGCTGCAATTCCCGCAGTGTAACTTCCATTCCAGCTCCTCTTCTCTGATTTGCTGCCGCCACCCGGCAACTGACTGCGCTGCCGGACTGCCTGGCCCTTTCGACCGATGAACCATTGTACCATCGTTCGGTGTCGTGGTACATCAATTATTTCTATGGCCCGCGCGCCGTCGTTTATACCGTATGCCGTTGGCAATCACTATGTACACGCGACGCGACGCGGGCCTGCCAGCTGCCCGCTTCGCCTCCCCGCCTCCCGCCTCCGCCTCCACCAGCGACAAATCCCCATCTCTGGGGATCTGCCGTCCAGCCGAGTGACGCTTGACCAAGTGACGTGTGACTTGGCGCCTTCGTCAGGCGGACTGACGGAGAACTGGTATCTGTCAGCCTCCCTCTTTCCACCGCCGAGCTTCCCACTGCCCACGCCTGACTTGGCGCCTTCGGCACCTTGGCCGTCTGCCGTCTGCCGCCGGCCTAGCAGCCTCGCCACGTCTCCGTAACAAAGGGCATGTCATTGTGCCAGGCCTTGGCCATCCCGCCTGCGGGCATCCGCTCCGGCGCATCCATCTCCAGCCCGTGCCAGTCCCTCAGCCCATCCCGCTGGCTGAACGCCACATCCACCATCTCCTGCATGTCAGTTCCCATCCTCGTCACTCCCGTGAGATGCCACCTGGCACCGCACAGCCGTCTGTCACCCGACTGTAAGCTGCCTCTACCCGATGCGCTCCGACCAGTGCCGTGTCTCCGCATCTGGACTGGTGTCCGGCGAATACCTGGCACACTCTATTGCTGCCATCGCTGCCTCGGTCGCATTCCGAAAGTCGGCCAGCCGTACCATCCTCTCCCCTCCGCCTCCGCAGTCAATGCGGACCTCCCCGGTTTCCCGGAGCCGCGCCACTACCTCCTTAATCCCCAGCTGCATTTTCACGTCTGCCTCTCCTTCCACAAAGTGACGCACTCAGACCGAATGCGTCTCCCGGTGGAGTCTCCCCGCGTGGCCGCCTGCCCTCTCCATCTCCAGTCCTCGGCCCTCTCCGCTCCACGCCAGCCCTCTCCCGCCTGGCCGCCTGCCCGCCGCGCGCAGGTCCGTCTGACTCTCCCGCCGGGCCGACCGCGAACACAAAATAACCGACCAGACCACCCCTCCTCCCCCTCCCCCTCTATGGGGTGGCAAACGTTAGGGGGTAAGTTTATAGTGTGTTCAAATAATAAAAAAATTTTATGATCACCTTATCAGACACCCCCCAGACGGGGGCCGGACCCTAGAGGGGGAGGGGGAGGGGGAGGGGTGGTCTCGAGCGGATAGCGGGAATCGGACGGCACGGACCGACCGGAAATGCGTCACGCGGGGGCCGTGGCGGGCCGTGGTGGCTCGATCGGGGTTGAGGCAGCCCTGACTGAGGTCAGGGAGCTTTGGATCATCATGTACTCGGTCGATCGCCGGTTCAAGGATCTGCTGGCGTGAATCGCAAGCTGTCCGACAACGA